GGTCGACCACCTATAAATACTCCATCCGTGTTTCAAAAGATCTTCGTGTTCCTCATAATAGCCGGCAAGCACGATCCGATAACGCGGATCGGCGCCGCGCTTCTTTGCCCATTCACGGACATCATGCGCGACGGACAACGAATCGTATTTGCCGTATATTTTTTCGTCTCGCTTCGCTATATCAGAATACGGCGGGTCAAAGAAAATTCCGCATGTTTTCCAATTTCTCGCTTGCCAGTTTCCGCCACAGACTCGCGACCAGTCGCCGCAAACGACGCGGACATATCGTAGTCGCTCAGACAAAGATCTAAACCAAGTCCACAGCGCTTCCTTATAAGGCGCGCGCGGATCATTATTCGTTGTGTTTGTAGTATTTTGTATTAGTCCGGTTTTATGTACACCTCCTCCCTTGTTGCCAACTTGCGGCCTTTGTTTAGGACTTTCCATTCCGTTTGCTATCCAACACGATGCGCCCCATATCCAATAGCCGGCCATTATCGGATCGTACCATCGTTCGTCTTCACATAATCGTTGTAACAAACGATCCTCTTCTCTGATTAAAGCGGCTTTGCGTGCCATTAAGTCAGCATGATTAACGGGCCAATCGCACCATCGCGCAACTTCGTCGGGATGAAATTGTATTGCTCGCCACGCATTCGCGACGAATCCGTTTTTATCGCAAACGGTTTCTGTACGCTTCGGCATCCAATTCGGGCGCGCGAGCAACACGGCGCCGGATCCAAAAAACGGTTCGATATAGTGATCCGGATCGCCGAGGGCCGCCCACACTTTATCGGCGACACGGCGCTTTCCTCCGAAATACGGGAACGGGGCCTGTAGACTCATTCGTTCGTCTCCTCGCTGAAAGCGCCGGCCGGCGCAGGCCTACTAAAAGCTACGGAAACACCTTGCAGCCGCCGGGCTTCGGTACAGTCCGCCACTGTTTGCTTGCCCACAGATCATCCGACCAGTCGGAAACGTTGCCGAATGAATCCCACACTCGCGCGCGGATCACATATAAGCCGTTGTCGAGGGCGGCGGCCTCGGCGCGAATGCCAACTCTAACAACGGCGCCGGCGATAACGATGTTGTCGGTAAACTCCCACGTCGCCACAACGGCGCCCTGTCGGACAACTTCAACATCGATCTTTACGATGTCGATATTCTCAGGGGAGTACACATCGTCAAACACGATGGCGACGGTATCGCTTGCGTACAAGAGCGCCGGATCGCTTTGCGTGCCATCATGTGGCACGATAGGGAACGACGCGCCGACGCAAAAGATCATCAGTCCAAACGTCGCCATCAGCAGAGTCAGATACAGCTTTCTCATTAAAGCACCTCGCGTTTGTTGGAAGCCGCCGCGCGCTCGCGCTCTTTCTCGGCGTCGGCCGGCGTCTTCTTGGAGTCAATCAAAAAGTCAACACGCTGCGCGCGGACAAATGCGCGCAGCCGCTCGGGGCCGATAAAAAATCCCATGTGCGTTATCGCTTGACCACGGCTAACGGTCACGCGCGACGGAACGCCGCATAAGTACCACTTGCCATCCTTGATTGTTAAGACCGCGCCGCCGCTATTTCCGTAAATGATGTTTGCGCTCGCCATCACATAAGGGCGCCGGTCAATAATCTCCTCAAGATCCGTGATATAGCCGAAGGCCGCGAGGGGATCGGCGCCGAGAGAGCAGCCAACGGCCCAAACGGGCTGCAGCAAATACAGTTCTGCATCCTCTGGATACAGCACGGCCACATACTCCGCCTTGTACGGAACATCGATCTCAAGCAGCGCGAGATCCTCGGCTTCCTTATGGCAGAACACAACGGCGCGCACCGGCTGGCTGATAACAGTCCGTCCGCCCCTATAATAGCTAAACAACTCCACCGTGATCGGATCGTTGTTTTCCTCGCTTCGGTACGATTGCGTCAACGAGTCCCACACTCGCACAACGTGAATCGCGCCGCTGATGACATGGTAGTTTGTCAAGACAAAAGTTCGATATTTTCCGGGAGCGGAGCCGGCGTCGGAAGAGTACACAATCGTTCCAGATCCGGCCGCGCCGGCCGACGACACGCGCACAAGGGGGCGCATTACGTCGTTCGCCATTTTGCCGAGATCGGCCTCGGCACCTCGCGCGACGCACGCCATCGCAATGCACATCAGAAATGCGGTCCACAGAACGCAGAACCAAAAAAGGTGACACTTTTCTTTGTCGGACATCACGGTCTCCTCATCCGTTCCGTTGTTGCATGGTATTCCCTCAAACAGTTACCGCACCATCGACACTTCGTTCCGTCCTTCACGCCTTCAATCTTACCACAAGAGTACACTCTTATGTTATTAAAAAACTCTAACATCACATTTTTCCAAGCCTCCGTCGTAATAGCACTGTATTCGTTAAGAACACGCTTTCTCGCCTCATAATTTTTTTTGTGATCGTCGGGCACATCCTCCAAGAAATACGCAAGAAAAGTCAACACGACTACAACATCGCGGCTTGTGTACCAATTTACGATGTCGCGCACAAGCGGCAAGTTCCACGTGCACGTTCGCGCGCGCACAAACATCAGATTCGGCGGCGGCTTCTCGATTTTATGGAAGTCGGTATACGTCATCCTATTCGGATTCGCCGTCAACACAACCGGCCCCGGGAAGCCGGCCAAGTCTATCGGAAACGATGTGTTGAAAAACTTCCGAGGATACCGCATCGCGCTCTTAAACACGGTCACGCGGTCAAAGTTACTATCGTTCCCGTCGTTGAACCTAATGACGGTGTTGTCGTCGTCAAGCATGTCTTCCGGCGGCATGTTCGGAAGATTTTTTTCGAGCGGTTCGAGATACGATCTTCCGCTCTGGAAAAAACAGTCGGGGCAGCCGACGGGGCACCTTGTACTATGCGGGATAGCACAATAGATTCCGCTTCCTTTGGTCTTTGGGTTTTCCTTGTAGCTCATATTTTGTAGCTCCTCGTAGTTTGCGGCAAAAGAATATGCAGCGTGTTTTTCGCGCGAGTCACGCCGACATAAAACGTTCGGTTTTCGTCGTCCGGATCGTCGCCGATATGTCGATACGTCAAGCGTGTCACATCGGTAATGACGGCCACGTTGTCGGCCTCGCCGCCTTTTGATGCGTGGATTGTATCGATATGCACACGCGGATCTGCTGATATGTCAACGCCACGTCGCAGCATCGCCAGATAGTACGCTCTTCTCTTTTCCGAGATTCCGTCAAACACTCGATACCATATGACATCGGCGACGCCGATGTCCTTGAATCGCACAACGTCTTCTTTCTTGAATTTTGCGCGCGCGCCGATTCGCTTCAACACGGTGTTGCCTTGTTCGCCGCTCGCGGTTCCGCCGCCTCTTAGATTTTCGAAGATCTTGATCGCTTCTATGTCATCGTGATTTACCGAGCCGCCGCGCCTCGTGGTATACGGGACGCCGCGCCGACGCGCTAGATCTTCCCACATCCGCAAGTGAATTCTATTCCTAGCTAATAGCAACCACTGGCCGCCGTCGTGAATCGGTATCGAGTCGTAATGCCGATGCTGTACGACGTCGCCGGCGCGCCCCGAGGGCGAAAAATGCTTGCGGTACCGTTTCCTTACTCTTCCGATGATCGATTGACTGAAACGATAAACGGCGTCCGGAAGCCGGTTGCTTTTTGGCAACACTTCGGTGGTGCTCGGATCGAGCGACAAAAATTCCTCGACATCGGCGCCGCCCCATTTATAGATCGCTTGATCGTCGTCGCCGGCGTAGTACACTCGCTTCGCGTTTCTGAAAAGAGTCCTTGCGACGCTCCATTGCAGCCGTGACAGATCTTGCGCTTCGTCAATGATTGCAACATCGATTCCGATGGGCGCGCAGGACAAAGCGCTTTCGAGCATGTCGGTAAAATCAACTAATGCGTGAAGCTTCTTGTAAGCCTTGAGCGTCTCAGAAAACCATTGCAGCCAGTTCCAACGAATACCTTCCCCGTATCGGCGCGCAACTTCCACTAGCGGCGTTTGCGTTACTCTTGCGAAATTGTCAAGAAAAATTCCGCGATCACCTATCGATCCAGAGTACGGGCTTAAGTCGCCGGCGTCAATGGTTGTCGAAAACTTTGTGCTAGTGTACGCTTCGAGTTCCTTGAAATGCTCGGCATTAGAGCCCAACACTTGCTCCGCTCTAAACGCGCATAGCGAATAGGCCAAAGAATGCAGCGTCCGGAAATACGGCGTGTCGTGCTCGCTTAGCTTGAAGCGGACTAGTACGCGCTCGCGCGCTTCCTTGACGGCGCGTCTCGTGAACGACACAAACGCAATTCTATCGGGCCTCGTGCCGGCGGACAACTCAGAGTCTAAAATGTCCATCAGCCTATGAGTTTTGCCGGCGCCGGGGCCGCCAAGTATGAGATGCGTATGCATTAGAAGTCGCCGTCCGGGACACGTTGTTTTGCGTTTTCTGTTTGCTCAGTAAACGCAGAGCGCGGCATTGCCCAATACTTTGTCCGCTTACCATAAAACGATCCGGTCCGCTCCTCGGCGCCAGACTGGCGAAGCGTTGACCAGATCCAGTTGATCTCGTTCCGTTTTTGAAAGCGCCTTGTGTCGAGGAACTTTGACAAGTCGGCCGGCCGGAAATAGTAGAATTTTTCGTCCTTGAAAACCGCTCCGTTGAGAATGTCGGCTAGCTCGGCCGCCGGCGCCGTGTCGGCGCAGAATTCCTCGGTCAACGTCAACAACAGACCGCTAACACTCGCGTCTTGGGGAGCCGACACGATCTCTATGTTCTCTAGCAGTTCGTTGATCGTCGCACGCCAGCTATCTGGATCGATGTCTCCGGGGACAAAGTTTATTTTCTTGATCGCAAACTTTGCAAATGTTTTCTGATCAGCGAGCACGGTCTCATCGTTGAATGAGCATCGGCGTCCGTTGATTGTAACATACCACACCGGCGGATCTGAATCTATTTTTTGCAAGTCGGCCATATCAACGCCGAGATCTTCGCCGCCGCCGTTACAGCCGCTATACCGACACAGCTTGCACGCCGCACGGTCGCAGTTTTTGCGGAGCGCCGGATCGGCGCAAGTGTACTTATACTTTCCCGATTTTCTGATGGCCGATCTAACCGATGCTTTTATTTCGGCGTCGTGAAGCGGGGGGCGGCAGAATGCGTTGTTGATACGCATCACTTTGTCGCTTACGTCTTTTCCCCATCGCCGTTGAGCGTATATCGCGAGATTGAAGATGATCTTATTGCGGTTTCCTTCGCTGATTCCGTCCAAGCACGCGCGCCTCAAGCACGGCGGCATTCCGTCAAGAAGATCTTCGCAGTCCTTGTAGTCATCTGATCGTTGCTTGACGACGGCGGCATCGGCGGCCGCTATCCACGCGCGCAGCGTTTCTTCGCTCAGATCGGCCTCGACGCTTTTAGCATACTCAAGAAACGCTTCAGCCGTCAAGCGGTTCCCTTTGACAATAGCGTATCTATCGGTTTTATCGCCGCCGAAGTACGGCATGTTGAGCCAGTTTCCGACATCGGTCGGGCCGCCTAGCTCCGTTTGCTTCGGAAAAATTTCAGCGGATGGATGGCCGATTACAACGGCAGCCCGTGCCAAATGCGCGCGCACCAAAGACGCCGGCATCGCGCCGGACAAGAAAAGAAACGCATGGACGCCGCCTGATTTTGTGCGGCAAAGCACTAGCGGCATTCCGGCTTCGCTCAGCGCTTGCTCGATTTCTTGGATATTCAGCCCGTCGTAGACATCTATATCGACGGCGCCCCATCTACAGGAAGCATCGTCGTCAATGGGGACAATGCCAACTCCGACGGTTCCGGATAAATGATCTCGCCACACAGTATCGGTCACCGGTTCGGAAACCGTCCGCGCGGTACCCTTCGTTTTTGATCCGGCGTCCGTTTTCTCTAAAATACGATAGACTCCGTGGGCTCGCTTGAGCCCACGGAATCTGTCGTTGAACCTTGTGGCAAGTTCGTTGATGTCCATTGTGCGCGCAGATGGCGGCTTGTGTCTCAGAACGATGCGTCGTTAGATCCGGCCGACAATTCGTCATCCATCGGCGCAACTTGCGCGCGGCCGTCCATCAATTGCTTGCGAAAAGTTCTAGCGTACTCCACAATCGCGGCGTCCGCGGGATCGGACGGATTAAGTCGGCGCTCAAGCGAAATTTTCCAGCCCTTCCATCCGCCTTTTTCGTTCGACTCGCCGACGGTCGTCAACCGATAAACGTGACTATACGACGGCGCAATATACGACGAACCATCGGCGCGCCTAAACTGGATGTTCTGCATTTGCGTCATCCAGTTTCTCGACTTCCGTAATTGCGTCGAAGTCATTCCGATCACAACCGGAGCCATCGATCCGTCTTCGTCGAGCACAAGGCAGAAATGGTACCTTGTGTCGGCGAGATAGTTTCCATTCTCAAGGATTAGCTTTCCGCTTTCGTCGCGGTTGTTCTTCGCCTTGAGCACGAGAGGATCGTTCGGATCATACGTTCCCTTGAAGCCGCCGCCGGAAGTCCGAGGTACCCACTCAACGAAACGATGATGCATATGCACCGGCACGACCAACACGCCGACTTGTCCGTCAACACGTTTTTGCGTTACGTTATTGAAGATCTGGCCGGGAACAGCGCCGTCAATGTGCGCGTTGTTGTCATCGTCGCACTGCGGCGATCCCTTCTGCAAGATCTGCAGGTACGGGATAGCGTAGCAGTCCGACGATGCATTCTCGAAGCCGGCCCCGGCATCGCTTTCAAATGCAGCGCAAACAATCGCCTCAACCTTCGGCTTCACGACTTCAAGATCCATCGGTTCGTCTTTCTTCTTAGACATCGTGCATTCTCCTTAGCTCTTGGGCCTAACAATCTTTGTTTCCTTGTACTCAAACACGCCAAGCAAATCGGTCGGCACATCCTCGCCACGCTCAAGGCGTTCTCTTACGAACGCCGCGAGAGTTTGAGCGTGGACGGTCTCATCATGCTCGACGTTGTATCCAGAGGCCGACTCGCGAAGAAGTTTTTCAAGTCGCGCCGCCTTGTCGTCCTCGCCTTTGCCAAAGGACACAGACACCGTGTTCTTTACAATCGCCGCCCCGTCGTTACCGCGAAGCCACGCGAACGCTTCTTGACGGCGAGCCTTCGGAATCGAAGCCTTGACGACGCGCTTGATAGTAATCCGCGATCCGTCGCCAAGAGTAAACGACGTCATTCCGCTAACGCCGCACTGTTCCATTAGCGACGGGATCTGCTCCGACGACAACACAAAAAGTTCTTTTTTCTTCTCTGCCAGCTCCTCCTCGATTCTCTTGATCTCGGCCTCGGCTTGCAACTGCTTTTCCGCCAGAGCGGCCAGCGTTTGTAGCTGATCCGATGTCGGCAAAGCACTATCAACGTCTTCCTCAAAAAACGACAAATCGCTTTTGTCCATACTGCACCTCC